CGTTACTAGCGCAACTATTAACCGTAGTTTTGATGAGCTTGAAGTTACAGCTATGGGCGATACCGCACATAAGTTTGTAAAAGGTTTAGAGGCCAGCACTATCACGCTTGATTTTCTAAACGATACGGCAGCATCAAACGTACTTGCAACCTTGCAAGCCGCGTGGGGTACTACTGTACCGCTAACATTAAAACAAACTAGCGCGGTAATATCTGCAACTAACCCAGAATATCAAACCACAGTATTAGTTAATAACACTACAGACATTAACGGCGCTGTTGGCGATATTTCTACACAGAGCATTACATTTACTTGTAACTCACCTATCGTAGTAGACGTAACACAATAACTAAAACAAAGGGGCACAAAATGGCAAAGCTTAAAATAACAAGGGCAGACGGCAGCGTAACCGAGCATAAGATTACGCCCCGTATTGAGTATGCCTTTGAGATGTATGCAAAAAAAGGTTTTCACAAAGCCTTTAGAGATGATGAAAAACAGAGTGACGTTTATTGGCTTGCTTGGGAGTGTTTACGCACTAGCGGGGAAGTAGTAAAAAGTTTTGGGGCAGATTTTCTAGAAACCTTAGCTAAAGTTGAGGTACTAGATGATGACCCCCTGGAATAGTTGGGCGCGGTAGTTTTGGTTATCTTATTGCACAAATTGCAGTAGAAACCGGGATACCGCCCCAATACTTATTAGACTTAGATGATGTAATGTTTAAGAATATATTAAAAGTTTTAACAGACAGAGCTAAGGCGGTGCAAGATGCCAACAGAGGTAGAAAACGCGCTTGAGCTTAGACTTGCACTAAAAAAATATATGCCAGATTTAGCTAAAGAAACTCAAGATGAAATGGCTAATGCGCTACGCCCTGTGGTAGCTAGAGCTAGAGGTTTTATACCGGCAGACTCAAGATTATTAAGCGGTTGGGTTAAAGGCACAGCTAGTATAGATACTATTAACTATAGGGCTTTTCCAACCTTTAGTAGTAGTGATGCTAAGCGCGGTTTAGGTTATAGGGTTACACCGTCTAAGCCTAATAAATCCGGGTTTGTATCTTTAGCTAGAATACAACAGGCTAACGCGGGCGGTGCAATTTATGAAACTGCCGGGCGTTTAAGTCCAAACGGTAAAAGGCAAGGCCCAATAGTAGACCGTTATAAAAATGGCGTTTATGACCATACTACGCATACCGGTAAACAATACTCAACAAGCCTAAACCCTAATGCTGGACAGCAATTCGTAGATAACTTAAAAAGTACCGGGCCTTTAGTAAGTGCAAGGCCTAAAGGTCTTAAAGGCAGACCAAGCCGTAAACAAACAGGCCGCGCTATGTATAGAGCCTACGCTGAAGATAACGGCGTGGCTTTAAGAGCTTTAATGAAAGCTATAGAAAATGCTAAATATAAGTTTGAAGAAAAAATGGGTGCATAATGGCTACCGAATTACTAATAAATATAGTTAGCCAAGCAACGGGTAAAGGCTTTCTAGAGTCTGAAAAAGCCGTAAACAAATTAGAAAAAAAGGTAAAAAGTCTAGGCAAAACTTTAGGCATAAGCCTTGCTGCCGGCGCTGCATTAAAATTTAGTAAAATCTTTGTAAAAGCCTTTGCAGAGGACGAAAAGGCAGCCGTACAATTAACTAAGGCTGTAGATAATTTAGGTATAGGTTTTGCTAACCCGTCTATAAATAACTTTATAGAAAATCTAGAAAGAACAGCGGGCATATCTAGAACTGAGCTTAGGCCAGCATTTCAAGATTTATTAACTACTACAGGCTCTTTAACTAAAGCGCAAGACATATTAAATAAATCTATAATTATTAGCCGAGGCTCTGGCATAGCTTTAAGCACAGTTACAGAGGACTTAACTAAGGCTTATTTAGGCAGCACTAAAGGTTTAGAAAAATATAAAACAGGTTTTACAGGGGCAGAGTTAGCAGCTAAATCGTTTTCAGAAAACTTAGAAATACTTTTAACCTTAAATAAAGGCGCGGCAGATGATTATTTTACTACAACAGCATATAAACTAGAGTTATTAGCTCTAGCAGGTGAAAGCGCTAAGATAACAATAGGTGAAGGTTTAGTAGAGGGTTTAGGCAATTTTGCAGGTAGCGGTGAGGCTAGTGATGCACAATATGTGATAGATAATTTAGCTACAGGGTTTGCTAACCTATTTAAGCTTGTTGGCGCTGTTGGAGGCCTTTTTACTGAACCTTTAAGACTTTTTGGTATAGATGAAATTTACGATAGGCCAGAAACAGTAACTAGCAAAGAAACAGAGTTTACAAAAAAACAAAAAGAAATAATAGCAAAACTAGATGCAGCGGCAGCTAAACGCGCGAAAGCGCTAGCAGACCTTGCTAAAAAACAAGCTAACGCCGAAATATTAAAAAGAGAAGAAAAAGAAAAACAAGCCAAGCTAGATAAGGCTGCCTTAGCTTTAGGCAAGGGTGAAGATGTATTTGATTTAGACCAGATACAGATAGCGGCAGCAATTTTAGCAACGCAAGAAAATATACAAAAACTAGGCACAGCGGCTACAGACCAGCAAAAACTACAGCTAGCCAATGATGCACAGCGCCTAACAGTTAAACAGTTAATGTTAGATTTAGAAGATGCTATAGCTGCTAAAGATGTAGAGCGCGCTACTAGCCTGTCTAAGCAACTAAATACAGAGCTAGCAATACTAGGTACGCTTACAGGCCAGACCTACAAGCTAGGTGAAATAGACAAAATACTAGAAAAGTTTAAGCCTAAAGACCTTATAAACCTAGATAACCTAGATGCAGCTATACGCAAATTGCTAGAAATTGCAGGCTCACGGTTTGACTTTTTAAGCCCTATTATGCCTAGCCAAGATAGGTCAGGTATAAACGATTTAGAGCAAGATATATTAGACCGCTATAAAGCGGGTGACCCAAACGCTATTAGAGCTGTAGACGCACACGCAGACGCTATTAGTATGCTGGCAGAGTCAGAGCTAGCGCTAGCAGATGCGTTATTAGAAGAAAGCATACGCGCATTAGATATAGCTACAGCAAGCCTAAGCCCTAGCGGGTTGCCTAGTTTTGGCGGCTTTGACCCTGCCCGTTTCCGTATGGCAGATAACATAATTGTAAACGTTAATGCAGGTGTAGTAGGTAGTGAGGACACAATAAGCCAAGCTGTACAAAAAGCCATATTAGACCTAGAGCGTAAAGGTGACCCGCTGCGTTACACCGGTGGGCTATGACCCTGCCAGTAATAAACGCTGTTATTAACTTTAGTACCGGGCCTAGCTTTGCTCAAGCTATGATTTTAGATACAGGCATATTAGATACAAACGTGCTAGCAGATAGCGCGGCAGTAATTGTAGATGTGTCTAACGTAGTAGATACAATACAAACCAATAGAGGCCGTAACCCACAAGCCGACCAATTCCAAACAGGTACTCTAACTATGCGTATCGTAGACCAAAACGGCGATTTTAACCCACAAAATACTAGCGGCCCTTATTATGGCTTGCTAGACCCTATGCGCAAAGTGCAGATAACAGCTACTTACGCTAGTACTACCTACCCTATCTTTAGCGGTTTTATTACTAGCTACACTACTACTACACCTAAAAACGCAGATGAGGTTACTTATACCACTATAACGGCGGTAGATGCGTTTAGACTTGCCCAAAATGCACAGATAGCAACGGTAGCAGGGGCAACCGCTGGAGATTTAAGCGGTACGCGTGTTAATCAAATATTAGACCAGATAGGCTGGCCTAGCTCTATGCGTGACGTAGATGCAGGGCTAACTACAATGCAGGCAGACCCCGGCACAGCGCGCACTAGCCTTGCAGCCCTTAACACAGTAACCCTAAGTGAGTACGGGGCTTTTTATGTAGATGCTACAGGCTCATTTGTTTTTCAAGATAGAAACGTGACCACGGCTAGCATAGGCGGTACACCTACCGTGTTTAACGATAACGGCACGGCTATAGGCTATTTTAACGCTGTTTGGCGCTTAGATGATACGTTGGTATACAACGCGGCTAGCATTACGCGTACAGGCGGTACTACTCAGGTAGCTACAGATGCAGCCTCTATTGCCAAGTACTTTACACATAGCTATAACCAACAAAATCTATTAATGCAGACAGATGCCGCGGCCCTAGATTACGCTCAAGCCTATGTAGCTAGCCGTAAAGAAACCTCTATAAGATGTGATGCCATTACCCTAGATTTATACACAGATAACTATAATGCCGGCATAATCGCGGCCCTAGACCTAGATTTTTTTGACCCTATAACTATTACTACAAATCAGCCCGGCTCATCTACTTTAACTAAGACTTTGCAAGTGTTTGGCGTATCTATGGCAATTACGCCCGGCAGTTGGAAAACGACACTAACAACACTAGAGCCGATAATAGACGGCTTTATACTAGACTCAAGCCTATACGGGGTGCTAGACACCGGCGTATTGGCCTATTAGGGGGTAACAATGGCAGCGGGCTTAGGATTTAAGACTTTTACTACAGGTGAGGTATTAACAGCCGCGGACGTAAACGGCTATTTGATGCAAGGTATTTTAGTTTTTGCTAGTGAGGCTGCTAGAAACTCTGCTATAACTTCACCGCAAGAAGGCCAATTTGCATACACTAAAGATAATAATAGTTTATGGTATTACACAGGTAGCGTTTGGGTTGCTAGCGGCGCAACAGGTGATATAGAGGGCATTACTACAGGCACAGACTCAGGGCTATCAGGCGGCGTTACTAGCGGCACAGCTGTACTCAGATTAAAACTAGAGTTTGATGCAGAAACAGGCACTACATACACGCTATTAGCAGCTAACCTAAATCAGCTAGTAACTCTAAACAATGCCAGCGCAATAACTTTAACTGTGCCGCCAAGCGTTTTTAGCGCAGGTGATGTAATAAATATAGCTCAGATTGGCGCAGGTCAAGTAACACTAGCGCAAGGCGCAGGCGTAACTATAAACTCAACAGGTGCAACAGCAACAGCACCTAAACTACGCGCAAGATACAGCGCAGCTAGCATTATCTGTACGGCATCAAATACGTTTTTGGTAGTTGGAGATATTGCCTAATGAGTTTAATCGGGATTATAGCTTCACAAAACTATCCAAGAATAATTGCATTGACAGTTGATTATTTAGTTGTTGCTGGTGGTGGTGGTGGTGGAACTGTCTATGGCTCTGGAGGTGGAGCTGGTGGCTTGCGTTGCACTGTAACTGCAACAGGTGGAGGCGGTTCTTTAGAAAGTGCTTTATCACTTAACACTGGCACTAATTACACCGTGACAGTTGGCGCAGGTGGCGCTGGTGCAATTTCTGGTGGGTCTTATCCTAGAGGCACAGTTGGTTCGGACTCTGTATTTTCTACTATAACTTCCACAGGTGGCGGAGGTGGCGCTTCTTCACAAGCGGCTACGCAAGCTGAAAGAACAGGAGGCGTTGGAGGCTCTGGTGGCGGTAGCGCTGGTGGGAATAATCCGCCTGCCTCTGGTGGCGCAGGAACAGCAAATCAAGGTTTCGCTGGTGGAGTTGGTTCTGGTAATAGCCCCAATTTAGGTTCTGGCGGCGGAGGTGGCGCTGGAGTTGCTGGCGGTAATGGCACATCTACTACTGGCGGTGCTGGTGGTAATGGTGTAGCAACATCTATTACTGGTTCTTCCGTTACTTATGCAGGTGGTGGTGGCGGTGCGACATACGACGGCGGAACTGCTGGAAGCGGTGGCTCGGGCGGAGGTGGCGCTGCTGGTGCTGGTAATACCGATAATCAAGGCACGGCGGGCGGAGATAATACTGGAGGCGGTGGTGGCGGAACTGCTTATAAAACTACTGTAAATGTAAATGGTATAGCGGGTGGTTCAGGCGTAGTAATTTTAAGATATGCAGATACTCGGACAATAACTTTTGGCGCTGGAGTAACTGGAACTGAAAGTGCCGCAAGTGGTGGATATAAGCGCGCCACAATAACCGCTGGCACAGGGAATGTGAGTTGGACATAATGGCGCATTACGCATTTTTAGATGAAAACAATATAGTAACCGAGGTTATTACAGGTATTGATGAAACTGAACTAATTGAAGGTTTAGACACTGAAACTTGGTATGGCAATTTTAGAGGTCAAACTTGCAAACGCACTTCATATAATAATAATATACGCAAGCAATATGCAGGCATTGGTTTTACCTATGATGCTTATAATGATGTATTCATAACGCCACAGCCTTATCTATCTTGGTTACTAGATGCTGACCATAACTGGCAAGCGCCGACACCTAGACCCGAGGGTATGGGCTGGTATTGGAACGAGGCAGAGCAGGTTTGGCTAGATGCTAACGAGCTATAACGGCTGGCCTGCAAGTAAAGACCCGGCAGAAATAGGTATAAAGAGTTACCCCGTGCCGGGCACTAAAATTAAATTAAGATGCGCTGAGGCTGTAGCACCTTTGCTTGTAGGTTTTGCCGCTGAGTTCCACGCGCTAATAGAGCCAATAGATGAAGGCGCTTTAGATGAGTGGGGCTATGCTTTCCGTATGGTACGCGGCAGTACAGACCGCCTAAGCTGCCATAGCAGCGGTACAGCTATAGACCTAAACGCAACTAAACACCCGCTAGGCAAAGCTGGCACGTTTGAAGCTGCAAAAATACCTATGATAGAGGCGTTAGCTAAAAAATACCGTTTAGCGTGGGGCGGTAACTATCGGGGTAGAGTAGATGAAATGCACTTTGAGATTAATGTCAATGCAGAGAAAGCGGCTAAACGCATACTAAAATTATCGCAAGGGGCAACACAAGGGGCAGAGCAGGTAGCACAATGAATAGAAAGCAACTAGAGGCAGCTGCCTATAGTTACGGGCGCGCGGCTTTAGCAAGCGTTGCAGCCTTGTACCTAGCAGGCATAACAGACCCTAAAGTATTAGCTAATGCTTTTATAGCTGGTCTTATTGGGCCTATTGTTAAGGCGTTACAGCCTAACGAGAAGCAATACGGCATAGGCTCTAAAAAGTGAGCGAGGCCCAATCCTTATTAGCTGTAATGCTAGGTATATGTAGCCTTGCAGCTGTAGGGATTGGGCTAGTACGCCACCTAGTTAAGTATTACCTAAGCGAGCTGCTACCAGATAATAACGGCAACCATAATTTAAGAGGCCGTGTGGAGCGCATAGAGCACCGCGTAGATAAGATTTATGAAATGCTCTTAGAGGAGCGCCTAAGCCGCTAGCGTGTCGTGTTGCCTATGTCAGCCCTTACCGTCATAATTTTATTTACACGCTGAGAGGGCTACTTAGCAGGTAGACCTAGCAGCCATAACCAAAGGGGCTGTATGTTAATAGATTTAGCAGTAATAACGTTTACTGTGCTAATAGTAGGGCTGTTTATGTGGGCCGCCTATCACACAGGTTACAGAGAAGGCCACGGTGACGGCTATTTAAGAGGGCGCAATATAGCTAAGGCGTTAAAAGAGGTAAACAAATGAGCTTTTTAGACGGCTACGAAGATGTAAACGCGCGCATAAAAAGAGCGCGTACAGAGTACCCGGGCTTGCGATTAGTAGCCTACATAGAGGACATAGACCTAAAAAACGGCTATATCTTAATTAGAGCAGAGGCCTATAAAAACTATGAAGATGATAAACCAAGCGCTGTAGATTATGCACTAGAGGTTAGGTCAGACCGCGGAGTAAATGCTAATTTTTGGGTAGAGAATTGCGTAACCTCTGCTTATGGGCGCGTTATTGGGTTGCTTAGCCCCGGCGGTGTTGGTAGACCTACTAGGCAAGATATGGAGAAGGTAGAGGCTATCCAAGCGCCATTACAGACACGCGGGGCAGGTGGGGCAGTACCTAGCGCCGCTGAGTCTATAAGTGCCCTAAAAGCCAAGCTAGGGGCAGAGGTAATGCCAGAGCCGCCAATATGTACACACGGGCATAGGGTTTTATTAGAGGGCATAGGTAAGACAGGCAGACCGTATCGCGGCTATATGTGTAGCGAAAAGGTAAAGGCTAAACAATGCGCGCCGATATGGGCTAAACAGTATGGCGATAAATGGTTAATGCCAGATGACCATAACGAGGTAGTGCTAGAGGCAGGGCGTAATTTAGACCCAATAGCAGAGCGTGAGCCTGTGCCAGATGAGCTGTTAAGTGATAAAGAGAGGGCTAACCGTGGAAGCAATTAGGCAGGTAAAAGCCGACTGGGGGCGTGAACAGCGCTTAGCTAATTACTTAGAAAGCGTATTACCGTGGTCGCTAACGCCTACACCGGCGTTTTACTTTACCGACTACCACATAAACAAAAAGCTAGGGCAAGGTAGAGAAAGCTACATAGGTGATGTGGAGATGAAATGGCTAAACACACCTAGCATACAAACAGCCATATTTAACTATAACAAACTACAGCTTATGGCAGCTGTGCCGGTGTACACGCAAGGTGTAGAAAGCTATCACCGGGTCTGTTTCAGGTTTACAGACGGACTATTGCTAGTGCCTGCTCTGGCCTTGTTACGCCTACCGCCTGTGTTATTTACTAGAGCAGATACACACGAAACCGATTTAGTAGTAAAGGTAAAAGCTAGCGATTTTGCCACCTGTTTTAGACCTGAGCGCGTAGATTAGGACTATGGAAACTATGCTTTACATAGAGGCTAAATGCAGACAATGCAAGACAATAACGCTACAGCTAGAGCGCGTAGTGTCTGACCACCTGCCACCAAACGTTAAATGCCTACAATGCACACGCTGTGGGCTACTAGATATAACGTTGGTAGATGTGAATAACGCTCGGCAGGTACACAATTAAGTTACTAGACCTGTTTTGCGGTGTAGGCGGCGCAAGTGCTGGCTATGCGGAAGCAGGTTTTCAGGTGACCGGCATAGACTTAAAACACGGCAAGCGATACCCTTATACTTACAAACGCGGTGACGTTATGGCTTTAGATGTTGACTTTTTACAGCAATTTGATGTGATACACGCTAGCCCACCTTGCCAGACTTACAGCATTACGCAGCATCTTAGAAACGCACAAGGTAAAAGTACAAGTAAATTAGATTTATTAGAGCCTGTTAGGGCTATGTTGTTACAAAGCGGTCAACCGTATATTATAGAAAATGTAAAAGGCGCGCCGTTATTAGACCCTGTGCAGTTATGCGGTAGTAGTTTTGGTTTAGCTGTGCGTAGACACCGGCTATTTGAGTCTAATTTACCTTTGACCGGCAGTTTATGTAATCACACGGTTAGACCAGTAGGCGTTTATGGTTCTATGCGTGATGAAATACCGGGCGGCGGTAAAACAGCCGACACAATAGAGCAAGCAAGGCAAGCTATGGGCATAGAGTGGGCCTTATGGGGTGAATTAGTAGAGGCAATACCACCGGCCTACACTAAGTTTATAGGTCTACAAATTATGGCCCTGTTAAATAAAAGTTATCCACAGGGGTTAAAAACCTGTGGACAACACGCCCAAGCCCCGCGTATGTTATCCACAATATGAGTAAATGCTTGACTAGCCCAGTACGATTACTGCGCGCAGGCAGAGCCGCCCTAGCGGATAGCTCAGCCAAGCTGCGTAATCTTAGGGTAGTTCTATGCCTAGTATTAGGCTTTATCTTTACACAAAATGTTTCGGCTAATGCTAATCTAAATGCTACAGATGCTTACAAAATCTATGCACATATAAAGATAGGCAGTTACAAGCAATTTGTATGTTTAGAGAAGTTATGGACTAAAGAGAGTAATTGGCGGCCTAAAGCAACTAATACAAAATCTACAGCCTATGGCATACCACAGTTGTTAAAGATGAAAGAAACAAACCCTTATAAACAGATAGACTTAGGGCTAAAGTACATAGATAAGCGCTATAAAGGTAGTGCGTGTAAAGCCTTAGCTCATCATAAGAAACGGGGTTGGTACTAATGGCTAAACGCGGTGACCCCAGATTAAACAGGGCTTACAGGTATAAGTTTAGAAACCAAGTATTAGCCAGAGATAGCTACACCTGTTATTACTGTGGGGCAGATGCAGACCAAGTAGACCACGTGATACCTATAAGTAAAGCGCCTGAATTAGTAATGAGCTTTGATAACGCTGTGGCCTGTTGCAAGCGCTGTAACGTATCTAAGGGCAATAAATCACAAGGCGTTTTTT